CCTCGTTAGGGGACATGCCCTGCTCATATTGCCAATGATAGCAATACCCAAATGGCGTTCCTCCTTTGTTGGTTAGGTACTTGCCTATTTCCTCAAATTCAATGCAGTCCCGGCACCTTACCACGGGGACGGCATCCACGGTGGGGGCATTCCGGATTATCTCCTTTGCTATAATATCTTCGTCGGAAACATCAAATTGGAGTTCCAATTCCTCTGCATCAATTAAGCGTGGCATCTCAAATTCTCCTTCGCAAGCACTTTTTCAATGGGAAGCCCTCGGTAATATCGGCTGGAAATTGTACTCCTACTCATTCCTAAAGCCTCTGCCCACTCTCCTACAGTGCGGTTTTCGCCCATGTACTTGATTCTCACCGTGTTTCTCCGGTTATTCGCTTGTTCCTTTGCTGTTGCCCAAGTGCAATTTTCAGGAGAATAATCAGCGTTGACATTTATTCGTTCCAACGACATCCCCGGCTTATATTTTGAGCCTTTTACCCATTGCCCAAACAATTCGATATCATGCCATTCTTCGCAAACAGCAATACCACGTCCGCCATACTGGGGGTAATTATGTGCTTTCTTCCTGTAACATCTGTCCATCATCGAATGATAACTACCGTACCACGGCTCTTTGTAAAATGATCGCCCCTCAATCAGCCTCATAAAAATTCTCCTTCCTCGGCATCTCTTTCAGCCAGCGTCTGACGGCAAAGAACCGAATGCGTGACGGCTGATTCTTCGCCCACCGCTCAATAGCGGCGGCGTAAGCAATTCTAGCATTAAGGCGCTGGCGGTGTTCTTGCCTTTCACTCATTTCCAATACCTCCATTTTTCGTAAGATATTTAATTTCTTCTTGCACCAGCGTTCGGTTGCTCATGATAATATGTGATTTTGTAACCCTGTTGGGGCAAGCCACGCACTCGCACTTGTAGGGGTTGCTGCTCCAATTATCCCGGAAAGGGCAACTGGAGTTGAAACAGTCTGTCACTCTCCATCGCCTCCCTTCGGTGGCGCAGGCATTGGCCTCCAGCGCGTAATTTCTCCCGGCTCTCGCTTAAAGTTCCCTGCTACCCACGTTCCATCATCGGATATGTAGCCTTCTCGCACTATCGGGAATGGCTCTTCACCGGGCATTTCAACCAGAACGGATGCGAAGGCATCAGGTAATTTCTCACTGCGCGGAATCCATCGCTCCGTTTTTACTTCCTCCGGCGAAAGCCCCGTATCCTCATATTGTGCAAGGCGAGTATAGAGTTTCTGCACGATGCAGCCATTTCGGCACCCACCCGGCTTATTGCTGGGGCGTATGCAATAGTTATCCTGCCCGCAGCATTCCCACGGATCAAGATTTTGCCAGTGTTCAACCGTCAATCGTTTCATCGTTTTCCTCCTTCGGCAATTCTGGAAGCGGCTGCCAGTGGGTGATTTCAACATCGTCATCCACCTGATCCGTTTCGTTCGCGCCGCACTCTACAAGCAAATCTTCGCAAACACACGACCACCAATACCAAGCCCCCCTGTAATAGACAGCAGTCGCTTTTTGCGGAACGTCCTTCATGTACCGGTAGTACGGCATCGGGTTGTGATTTACCCACACCACATTTACAGGTTCAAGTTCTTCCGGCGGCCTCTCACTGCACGAAATCCACCTAGTCCGCTCCAACGCCTCCATTCCCATCCGACAAGCCTCATTCACGGGGTCTATACTTTCGTAATGCTCCCGGTGTTCCGGGTCAAGGATTTCAATTGCTCGGTCAATCGTCATTTGTTTCGTCCTCCAAATCCATTTTGCATCCACACCCCGGGAAGTAGTTGTACCCCAGCAGCTGCACATCCTCGTCAACCTCAAAGCACCATTCTCCGCCGCAGGCAGAGCATTGGATTGTTACAAGGCTGCTCCAATCATCGTCGGTTCGCAACCATTCCCCATGCCGCACCGGCTCCACATCGGCGGCGGGGACAATATCGAAAACAGATGCAACTGCCTTTAACAGCTCCTGCCTCTTATACACCAAGTTGATTTGCCTTGCACCATCAGCAGCAGCCATAGCAAGATTCCATTCGCCGTATGCGTGTTCCGCTGCCTTTATTGCCGCCTCACGGCTGATGTAATCACTCATTTCAATTCCTCCACATAGCACCAACTCTGGGGCGCACGATTCAAACGGCGTTCTTCGCTTGTCAGGCAACCAGCGTATTCACCGGTATTTTCCCAAAGCTGGCATTTATCGCAATCCTGAGTACCGCAACATTTCCGGAACTGGGGCAGTTCCTTCGGCGTATCGTATATTTTCAGGTCGGAGATATGCCAGCCGTACATTGCCTCCCTTCCGAACGCATAATACCGAAATTCTTTCTCTGTTAGACATGCAGATTTCAAATCCTCGTCGTCAATCTCCCACCAACTATCACCGCAGTCGTAATCCATTCCGATTTCCGGGTGCGGGCAGTAATCGTAGTTGTACGTTGCTATGTTGTCACATGCGAACTCACCGACAACTATTTTCCCACCGCTCACATTGCATACCATCCCGCCATTAACTTTAACTTTGTAACTCAGGTTTCCGGCAGTGCAATAAATGTAAACCTTGAAAGGCGCTTCCAGTTTCGGACGGGTCTTTCTGACTTCCAGCGTCTTTTCCCCGCTCAGGATTTTCTCCACCCACTCCGGGCGGATGCTGATAAGTACCGCTTTTGCCATTTCCATTACCCCGCCTTCCCTTTAGCTCGGAATCTGATTGGCTCAAAACCGCAGGATGTTTGTCTCGGCTTAACCCCATACACTTTGCTGCACCAATCAATGTTGATAAAATCCCCACAAGTCATTCCATCCGGTAAAAACATACACTGGTGTTTGCAGTCTTTGGCTTTATAGTAATCACAATTTCTGCATTCCATTGTTATCTCCTTCCCGCCCGGGTTGCCCCGAGCTTATCGCCTGTTTTCATTCTCCCAAAAATCTCCACTCCAAAGCTATCCATGCAAATTCATAGGGCAAAGACCCTTTCCGGAACTCTTGCGCAATCCTGTTTGCATTGTTCCGCTTAACGCCTTTCGACATCAGCAGTTTTACAAAACGTTTTCTTGTCATTGGTCTCTCCTAACGGTTTGCGATTCCTCGCAGGCTATCAGAACTTTCATTTCTCCCCATCGCTTTCTGCCGGGGCTTTGAGCCATGCCAACCTGCATTCCTCGCATCCCGGCATATTCTCGCAGATATCTTTACGCCCCTCGCAAATAAACGTCCCGGTGCTGAGTAACTTTGCCAGCTCCTCATCCGTCATGTTCCGGATGCGGTCGGCGTTGGTCATCGGCTCATACCGATCTTTCAAGCCTTCATCGTGAATGCAGCCATCACAAGCCGCCCATCCACCCGGGGCAATTCGGTACTTGCAGCTGGTGCATATCTCATTTTTCATTTCCCATTTCCTTTCTGTTTTTCTTTATTCCCCCGAGGAACTTTCCCCCACCGGGGCGGGGCGCAATTCCGCTTCCCCGGCTTGAAACAGCCGTACATTTTCGCCTTGCTCATTGAAAGTCCTCCGAATCAAAAAAGCTCACACCCTGCACCGC